CTTGGCGCAACAACAGATGGCGTCTGATATGGCAAAAGCCGAATCAGAAACTGCTATTGCGCGTCTCGCTGTCACTAGTTCTTATTTTAAATATTTTACATTCTGCATGTGGTTTGGCCCTTTTGTTTCTGGTGTATTCTTCCCTCAGTTTGCAGATACGATTTTTAAAAACTTAGGCCAGATGCCAGATTGGTATGTACAAAGTTGTGTAATGATTATGTTTGCTATATGGGGCATACAAGTTGCCGCTCCAGTGGTGGCTAATATATTCTCAGGGTTGAACAACTACCTCGGGGAAAGACGAACATATAAACTTGAATCAAAACGTATTGACCGAACGGCAGTGTTTGATTCTTTAAAAAAAGCCCAGGGCGCCCTATCACAACGCACCGTTGATGAGGTTAATAAAGCTTTGGACAGTGGCGAAAATAGTAAGTAAGGGTAATAGGAATGGAAGCATGGGATTTAATAAAGCTCATAATACAGTTTGCAATATATCCGGTGTTTGCGATAGTGGTGTGGTTTATGCGTAAACAATACGACCGACTTGATAAAGTAGAAGTAGATTTAGGTAAGCAGATTACTCGCACCGCCGTGATTGAAAGTAAAGTGGATGATATCCGAGATGATATCAAAGAGATTAAACGAAACGTTGCAAAACTGGTGGATAGACGAAAATGACAAAACCTTTGCCGAAGCAAAGACGGCGTCGTAGTGATACCAAGTTTGAAAATAAATTTGCGGAGCAGCTACGAAGTGGGATACGCTACAAAAAGCACCTCACGATAGCCCATCTTTGCATGAAGTGGAAGATATGTAAGACGACCTACCTTAACTGGGTGGCGCGTTATCCCGAGTTTGCTCGTGCCCATGAATTAGGAGAGGCTCATTATGAGGCCTACCTCCAAGACCGTCTCCACGCCTCCTTAGAAGGCACTGAGAAGGTTAACGCCGCCTGCCTACAGTTTGCCCTCACCAATGTTATCGGGTGGAGTACGAAGGTTAGTGTAGCTACAAATACAGAAGAATCAATTGGGGCTATAACAATAAACATAATGCCTGCTCCCCAACGCAACGCCCTTATTCAGATACCAGAAGAGTGTATTGAAGGACAGCTCGTGTTACCATCTAATGTAGTACCTATTAATGGCAAGTAAAGATTTAGCAATAAGTCTTACAGCACCACAGGCTGAGTTCTTAAGCCTGAAGTGCCGCTACCCCCTATTTACAGGTGGGGTGGGGTCGGGAAAAAGTCACGCGATGATTGTCGCTGCTTTTATTGACGCTACGCATAGCCCAGATGCCACTATTGCTATTTATGAACCAACCTTTAACCATATACGAACTATCGCCCTTCCTAAGATGGTGGATTTTTTAACACAGCAAGGAATAGATTTTACATATAATAAGAATGAACATTATATGGAGTTGCAGAATAAACAAATAGGTAACTTCCTATTTATGTCTTATGACAACCCAGAACTCATCGTTGGGTTTGAATCTTACAGGTCTCATATAGATGAGTTGGACGTTGTAAGCGAAGAACACGCTAGGACAACCTGGAACAAGATTATTGCTCGTAATAGACAGAAGCCTAAGGGTTTGTCTAAAGAGAATATGAAGTGGAATGAGGCAAGTGGTCGTTTAGAGGCAGATAATAGGGTTAGTGTATACTCAACACCTGAAGGGTATAAGTTTACCTATAGGCAATGGGGTATTTCTCAGAATCCAGATTACCAATTTATAAAAGCCTCTAGTTCTTCCAACCCGGAGTTGTCGGAGTCATATATACAATCTCTTAGAGATACTTATCCAGGTGCATTAGTAAATGCCTACCTAGAAGGTGATTGGGTTAATATGACCAGCGGTACAGTATTCAACTGCTATGATAGAAACTTACATGAGAGTAATGAAACAATTAAAGAAGGCGAACCTTTGTTTATTGGTTGCGATTTTAACGTTACAAACCAAGCCGCCACCGTGTGGGTGAAGCGTAACGGCGGGCAACAGTGGCACGCAGTAGCGGAACTGACAGGTATGTATGACACCCCCGAAATGGTGCGTATTATTACCGAAAGATATAAGGAAAAAGGACATAGTATTACGATGTATCCAGATGCCTCCGGCTCTGCTAGGCACACTAGCAATGCCAGCATTTCAGATATATCACTATTAAGGCAAGCGGGTTTTATTGTCAGAGCTAAGAGTAAAAACCCAGGTGTAAGAGACCGAGTCTCTGCCACAAATAAAGCTTTCAGTGATGGTCGTCTTTTTGTTAACACAAGAATATGTCCCACTGTTGCAAATTGTTTAGAACAACAGGCATACGATAAAAATGGAGACCCCGATAAAAAATCCGGGCTCGATCATCAAAACGATGCAACAACGTACCCTATAGCGTACGAAATGACAATTACAAGGCCGTTATATAGCGTGCCAATCAGATGGGTATCTTAAATGCCAGTTAATCAGACTCACCGCGAGTACGACGCCGTTGTACCTAAATGGTCATTAGTGCGATCTATTGTTAATAATGATGCTCGTAAATATATTCGTATTGTTGATAAGAATGATATGGTGCGGTCAGACCAATATCGTAGTGACGCAATACTCACCAACTTCACTCGCCTTACAAAGGTGGGATTGACAGGTTTAATATTTACAAAACCATCTACGGTTGAACTAGCCCCGGAGCTGGAATATCTTGAAGAAGATGCGACAGGTAGTGGGTTTGGATTAGAGCAGTTTGCACAACAGATTATTGGTGAGGTGTTGATAACCGGTCGATACGGTATTCTAGTCGATTACCCTGAAAAACTTGACCCATTGAATGAACCTGATGATAATTATGCTAGGCTCCGTCCATATACAGCCGAGAACATGATTAATTGGAAAACCGAGGATTTTGGAAGCGAGACAAAACTGACACTAATGGTATTAAAAGAGTCTGTATGTGTAGAAGGGGTCGATATGTTCGACCACTCCTATGAAGACCAGTATCGAGTGTTAATGCTGTCCCAAGACCAAGTGTATCAACAAGCTATTTATAATAAAGATTGTGAGCTGGTATCTATAAACACCCCCGTAGATTATAACGGAAAACCTTTTGAGGAAATCCCATTTGAGTTCATCGGAAGTGAAAACAATGATGCGTGCATAGACTCATTACCCCTTTACGATTTAGCTGTAGTTAATCTTGGACACTACAGGAACAGTGCTGATTTAGAAGAGTCTATCTTTATCACCGGGCAACCATTTCTGGTTGTAAACATTGGTGAAACGGATGACGTCTCTTTTAAACAGGCCAATCCGAATGGTTTAAACTTTGGAAGTAGGTCGGGGCTTATCGTAGCAAATGGCGGAGAGGCTAATCTATTACAGGCAAATGCTAATCAAATGGTTAGTGTTGAAATGAAGCGCAAAGAAGAACAGGCTGCATCAATCGGTGCACGTTTAATTAGTCCATCAGGTGGGCGTGAAACTGCTGAGGCCGCCCGTATCCGCTACGGCGCTCAGAACTCAGCTTTATATGTTCTAACCCGAAACGTGTCTGCGGCAATTGAAGAATGTCTGGATACAATAGCTGAGTTTATGATGGAAGTTCCTACAGAGAGCACATTTGAATTAAACAATCAGTTTTACGAAGATACTGTTGACCCACAACTTCTTGCTCAACAGATTATGCTACTAGATAGAAATGCAATATCAGTTGAGGAAATTAGGGACAGTTTGAAACTTAGTGGAGTGTTACCAGCTGAATCCGACTCATCTCCCGATGTTAACAATGTGATAAACCCATTAACCAACGTAGACCCGAATGTCACTGCGGAATGATTTAACGAAACACCGAATGTTTGTACAACGGCTGGCCGGTACAGAGGCCAATAACATCGGTGTCTTTTTAGACAAGCTATCCTCAGTTGCCAAGTCCGGGGTTACCTCCGGTATCAGCGGGGAACCATTAAAATCACGCCTTAGAAACGTTATGGCAGATATCCACACAGTAGCAACACAAAATCTTCTTGATGTTGCAGTGTATGAAGCAAAGTTTAGTTCAAAACTATTTAGTAAACATTATGAGACGAATATCTCATCACCTACAGAAAGTACTCTTAAGAAGGCAATTGTCACTACAAACATGTCAATTAATAACGTCCATACTCATGGTACAAGTGTATTAAAAGTTAATGAATCAGCTCCCAGCAAGTCTATAGCAACAGCCTACAAGCAGTTCGGACAAAGAAAGGCTGATGATATATACCAGGTTGTTAGGGATGCAAATATAAACAAGCTCACAGTTGCTGAGACACACGCTGCCATTGAAGAGCGCATAGCGGGGCTTTTAACATCCCAAGCACGGACACTGGCTGCAACGGCGATCAACTATACTACAAATATT